TCAGAAATTAATTCCATTTCTACTCTCCTTATCACTTAAGCACGATCTATTAAATATAGACACTTTAGAGCCCCACCAAGACATCAATTCTTTACGATGCACTAAGTAGTCAGAACGGTTATATGCACGCCTTACTTCATTCTTATCACTATGAGCTAAAGCTGCTTCAATAACATCTGGGTTAAAACCTTCTTCATTCATTGCAGTGCTTGCTATGGAACGCAAACCATGGGCTACCAGCTTTCCACTATAACCAATACGCTTAAGGGCAGCATTAGCTGTTTGGCTATTCATTGGCTGCTTTGGATCATTCCTACTAGGGAACACATGTTCTCGATGGGCACTAATAGGCTTCATAGTTTCTAAAATTTCTAATACCTGAAGTGATAAAGTAACAATGTATTCACGCTTAGCCTTCATCCGTTCGGCTGGAATCGTCCAAAGCTTTGCATCTAGATCAATTTCTTCCCACCGAGCTCCTGAAGCTTCTGAAGGACGTACAAGTGTCAGTAACTGCCATTCAATTAGACACCGAGTCGGAACAGATAGGTTTGACATAACTAAAGAACGCAACAGCCCAGGCAACTCTTCTGGTCGCAGCGTTGGCATGTTTTGTTTTTTGGGCTTCTCAAAGGCCATTCCGACACCAGATGCCGGGTTAGCATCAATCAAACCAGTGTTAACTGCATAAATCATTATTTCGTTAATGCGCCGCACCAACCAGCGTACTGTCTCAAGTGCTCCACGTGCTTTGATTGGCTTAAGGGCTTCAACCAATGTACGGGCTTTGATTTGCTGAACAGGGATCTCATCGATTGCAGGGAATACATCTTTCTCCAGTGAGCGCCAAATGTCTTTTGCATAATCAGAAGTAACGCTTTTGCTTTTGAGCTGAAACCAGTTAGCGGCGACCATTGAAAAAATACTGTTCAGTGCTATTTGCTGCTGTTCCTCTGCAACTTCAGTTTGAATTTGCGGGTCGATTCCGTTGGCTAATAAGGCAAGGTAATCCGCTCTTAATCCTCGGGCATCAGCAAGCTAAATCGCAGGGAAGGCACCTAGCTCCATCATGGTCCGTTGCTTTGTTCCCGGACGTTGATAGCGAAAGCGCCATAGCTTTTTGCCACTAGTTTTCACTATCAGGAAAAGCCCGTCGCCATCATGCAGTGTTAGATCCTTCTCTAACGCCTTAGCGCGCAGAACTTCGGTGTTGGTCAGGGGGCGTGTTGTCCGTGCCACTGTGGTAGCTCCTTCATGAATTGATATGCGCTTTTAGCTATATATCTTACCGTATACCGATAACCACCAGCTTTAGCCGAATGCCCAGGACTACAACAGACACAAAAAAGCCCGCAGGGCTTGCGCCGTGCGGGCTCTTAGGACTTCATCGGATGACTCTGGTAATCACCGATGGAGAATTTTGGTGGGCTGGCGGGAGTTGAACCCGCGTCCGAAATTCCTACATACTATAAATAGGTCGTTACTTTCAGTGTTTTACATTATAAATCAATAGTTTGTTTTTAGTTTGTATCTATAAGTTTTAGCTTGTTTAATAGTTCCGTCGCCATTTTGCCGCCATCTTTGTTAGGGATCATCTCCTCATAATCCATGTACCGGTCGATGAAAACTTCAAGTTTGTAAAAGTCAGTTAATGGATACAAACTCACTAGATCTTCATCAAAATTTCTGATTCCGATACTTTCTCTTCTTTTCAAAGAGTCGATTGCTTTTATCTGCTCACTTGTCAACTCTGCGCCAACAGAGTAATCAAGCGTTTTAACTATTTGCCAAGACACTGGTGGAGTAAAAGCAAACATGGAGCATAGAGTTGGGCAAAAATCATACTCTACGGTTTCAGCATAATTAACTTTTGGCGGTAACACTACGTTTATCGCTTGGGGGCTTTGCGATGGTTTTGAGAATTTAGTAGAACGATATGCAATACCTGATATTGGCGTCCCATCTTTCCTGCTTATCCACTGCATCAAAAGATTTGGAATGATATATTCTTGAATGAAAGGTGCGTTACTTTCAGATTTAATATAATTGCATGCTGCTATGAGAGGCCATAATATTAGATAGGAAAGTTTTATTGAATTATCTTTAAATGTTATCTCTTCAGCATATTTCGATTTTGTTCTATGATATAGGAAACCTGCTGCAAGATTCAAAACTCGGGATTTGGAATCTTTAGATCTAAAGGAGGAAATGTATAATTTACCTAAGTCTGGTTTATCCATTTCCTGCCAGCATATATAAAGTGAAGTGCCAAGATATAAACAAGGCAGTCCTGCTACAGAGTATCTTTGTGCATTAACAAAATGACGCATGGAAAAAGGTATATGAAATAAGTCTTTTCTTTTTCCCAGTGGCTTGTCCGATTTCCTGACACGAAATAAATTTTTTTTCGTATTGCACAAATCACTTAGCGGGACGGATATTCTTCTTAGGTTTTTATAAACTATTCTATTTGAAAGGGTTTTATCAAATGTATCATACGCTAATTTAATATCTCCAGATAAAAACGATGTTAATGTCTTGAGTATTCCATTCTGTAAGAATTTAGAAACCTCCAAGATGGCAGGAATTAATTCTGAAAATTCATTTTTATTCTCTGAAATGTATTGGGATAAGAGAGTATTATAAATCTCACATCTAGTTAAGAAATCTAAAACTAGATCATCTTTTTTGGTCAAAGGTAGTTTTAGATTTCTCTTTCTATAAATGCTCTTAAAAAACTGGTCAATCTCGTAAGAAAGTTCAACTTCATAGGACATAATCAGTATCCAAGGCTATTTAAGGGGTTTTTTGTTACAGCGTCTTCAAGATGATCTGGTGAAAAATGAGCGTAAATCATTGTCATTTTTATATCGGCATGCCCTAAAATTTCTTTAAGAACAAGAATGTTCCCGCCATTCATCATAAAATGACTGGCGAATGTGTGTCGCAGTACATGCGTGCACTGGCCTTCAGGTAAGTCAATACCAGCACGCTTTACCGCACGCTCAAAGGCTTTTCTGCAAGGCGTGAATAGCTTTCCTCTGTTTTTGGGAAGTTCGTCATACAGATCTTGAGATATCGGCACGGTACGGTTTTTCTTGCCCTTCGTCTTGGTGTAAGTAATGCGGTATTTTGATAACTGATGGCCCTGAAGGTTTTCGGCTTCACTCCATCGTGCGCCAGTGGCCAGGCATATCTTTGCGATCATCAACAGGCTGGGGCTTTGAGACTCCGTACAGGCATCCAGCAGGCGTTTGATTTCTTCCGGTGTAAGAAACGCCAGCTCACCCTCTGCGATCTTGAATGTTGGTAACCCGGCGAGCGGGTTAGGTGCTGACCAGTGGCCGAGCTTTTTCAGTGTGCCAAAAACAGAAGATAGGTTGCGTTGCTCAAGGTTTACCGTCCGAGGTTTTACGGGCGACACTAACGTCCCATCCTCGCTTCTTACTTCCCCTTTAAGCCGCGCCTCTCTGTATTTAGTAAAGTCGCCGGCAGTTAGCTCTGAAGCTATCGGATTGCCGAGGCCGTTACATATGATGTTTAGTTTAGCCATCAGGCGCTTAGGGTCTGCAAGTGTCTGCCCGTACAGCGAATGCCATTGTTCAATCACTTCAGATAAACGACGGCGATCTTCTTTCTCTCCTAACCATGGTTTTTTATTCACTTCATCCATAGTGAAGTTTTCAAACGCTATAGCTTCGCCTTTTGTCGCAAACTGCTTACGGACACGCTTACCTTCGCGTCCGTTCGGATAGCATTCGCACAACCATTTCCCGTTAGATTGCTTTCTTACTGTCATCTCAAATGCTCTTAATCATCCTGACCGCTCGGCCCATGACATCGATTTCATTCAGTGAGCATTCAAATGAAGATTCTCCCTGAGTAACAACTAAACGGTTACCAGGCAGGCGAGTGAGTTTAGCAATGCTCTTGATACCGTCGATATCAACGAGCCACATACCATTAACCGGCGGCGTTACGCTATGGTCAATTAAGTAAAAACTATCTTCGGCACTAACCAGCAGCGGATCGATAATATCTTTTGGAATCAGGCTGCTATCCAGAATGACCTTGCCATCCTCGACCAAAGCTCCACCATGCAACTTAACTTTGTCAATTTCAGGAGCAACCACCTCAGAAAGGTTTTTGATATCAGCCGAGTTCACATAATCAGTACTTGGTTTTTTGTCTGATTTATCTCCTTGCCCAGTCGCTAACCAAAGCAGCGAGACTCCTGTCTCAAGAGCGCATTGAATCACCCATTCCGCAGGAAAACTATCCCTTAAGTATCTGTTTGCCATAGTGCTTTTTGACACCGACAGATGGTCACAAAGCTGCTGTCTGGAGCTGAAATTATAAGCTTTGATAAGCCGGTTAATCGCATCCCGGCCACCGCTGTCGTTGCCAACCTTGATAGATCTCATAATCAAAACCCTTGACGTTTACAAAACGCGATCTTAGTATCCACTCAAGGTTTGAAAAACAAACCTTAACTTTATAAAACGAGATAAAACGGAACAAAACTAAGAGATACTGCCTTATGAGCACTGATATATCAATTTGTGTACTTAAAGAGTTTGCGACGCCTGCCGAGTTCGCAGAATGGGAAGGTATCTCCCGTGGCTCGGTGTATCAAAAAATCCATCATGGGAAACTGGCTAAGTACTTAGTTCCAAAGATAAAAAATAAAGATCATGTGCGTATTCGTTATCTTGCTTATAAGGCAGATCAGGTACGCGAATCCTTAGGTCACTCTAACTTCAGAATTGTTGTTGGGTAACTGGTCCCATTTTGAGACATAAAAGGATTTACAGCATGTTTGATTTTCGCGTTTCCATACATCCGCATTATGACGAAGCATGTCGCGCTTTTGCTGCACGCCATAACGTTACCAGCCTGGCAAAAAAGGCCGGTATAAAGCCGCAGACGCTAACCAATAAGCTCAACCCTGAGCAGCCGCATGAGTTGACGGCGAAAGAAATTATGTTGCTGACCGATATCACGGAAGACTCGACATTGGTTGACGGTTTTCTCGCGCAAATGCATTGCATGCCTTGCGTGCCGGTTAACGAGCTGGCAACTGAAAAGCTGCCCGTCTATGTCATGAAAGCAACAGCAGAGGTGGGGCAGTTAGCAGCAGGGGCCATTTCTTCCGAGCACATGACCCAATGTCGCAAAAGCTCACTGGTAACGAATGTTAACACGGGGATTCGCTGCTTATTCCTCGCGGCTCTCGCAGTTCAGCATCGCATACAGGGAAGCCCGGCCGTCGCAAGTGCTGTTGACACCGTTAGCGGCATTGGCGCCACGTTTGGCCTGATGTGAGGTGAGGTATGGAGCCCTCATTTGCTTCACTGTTAAAAAAACAAAGCCCGTCCATGCATTACGGACATGGCTGGATAGTCGGTGAAAAAGGTCAGCGCTGGCACCCGAGCCGCGATCAGTCGGCATTATTAAACAGCCTGCGCAACAGCGCTAAACCTTCACTGGTGAGCCGGATAAAACTTTTTCTGGAGTCGGTATGAACCAAAACACCATATCAGCACCAATTAAGCCAGGTGCGCAGCCGTTTAATAATGCCCGTTGTGAAAAAAACCGACCGGAGAAAATGACCGGCATGGAATGTTTTGCACGGTTTCATCATCAGTTAAAGGCGACGCAAAACGGTGCACTGCGTAATTTCAATAAGCTTGACGATAACTTTAAGTTTGTCGTGATGACGCTGGCTAACCGCATGGAACCGGGAACATTCAAAAGCGATGAGGTCGGAAAGCCGTTTGAATATTTCGACCAGCCTCGCCGTTTAATGCTTATCAGGGCGATGAATGAAATAACTCGATGGGGCGATATTCTGCCGCGCCGTTTCTCGCTGCATGAAGCTGTATTACCCGAGTAAATAACCCGTAGAGAAATAAATGGCGTAAACCCGCCGGGCATTTTTTTGCCCGAATTCAGGAGAAAGCAATATGCGTAATATACAGACACGTAAAACTCAAACCGGCCCAGACGATGCAGGGCTGGTTTCGATGCTGGCCGAGGCACGTCTGGATGAGCGTCGCGGTCGCGCTGATGTGATGGCCTCCCGCCTCGATAATCTGGCCGATCACATTGCAAATGGTCGGTTGTCCAGCACCGAGGCCGCCGAGCTGCTGCGCGATGAGGCGGTGAAGATTGTCAGCGAAGCGCAGGAGCTGCACTGATGGCCGATGCAATGGATCTTGTACAGCAGCGCGTCGAGGAAGAACGCGAGCGCCATATTAACAAAGCGCGCAGCCGGCAGGCTGCGCCTTCTCGTTTCCTCTGCGAATCATGCAGCGGGCCTATCCCTGAAGCACGCCGCGCTGCATTACCGGGTGTTGAGCTTTGTGTGACCTGCCAGGAAATATCAGAGCTGAAATCCGCGCATTACCGGGGCGCCGTATGAGACCGGGCAACAGTAAGCCACTGCGTGACGGGGTGTGACGGTGCCGGAATTTTTGCACGCATGGAACGCGCCACGCGAGGCCATCGCCAGCCCATATCTGACCTATGAACAGGAGCGCCGCCGCGATCGGATGATTGCGGCGCTGCTGCATGCGCGTAACGAGCTGGAAAAGCAGCCTGACCTGGTGCGTTACGGTGTGCGCCGTCGCGCCGACGAGCTGGAGCGCGAGCACGATGTTCAGCGAGCTAATGCCTTTCTGGTGAATTTCACCCGGAGGGCATTACCGCGCCTTGAACTGGTTGCGGCGAAATATTGTATCGAGGCCATTTCACCAGATGTGGCCCTGCCGGTTTTTGATGGCCGGGATGATGATGTGTCAGCCCGTTACCTGACAACCCGGCTTGTGAACATGACCGCGCGTTATAACCGTCTGGCCGATATGTCGAAAGCCGATATCGATTTGCTTGCCGGCGATATCGCCAATTTCATCGTTGCTGAATTAGGCACCGTTGAAATCCAGGAGGGCAGCGAGTTAAAGGTGCTGCACGCCTCGTACATGTGCGCCGCGCGTATTACCCGCCATTTCAGAAGCGAGCCGCCTCGGTGGGAAAGGATTACTACCAAATACGTAACCGCTAAAGATGTCGGCCCGGCGGTGTTGCGCATGACGGAAGAAAAATGGTGGAAAGGCCGCCTTCGCCGCGTCGCCGCAGAATGGCGCGAGCATCTGCACATCGCGCTCGGAAACGTCAGCAAAAAGCGCAGCGCGTATGCCAGCAAAAGCTGTGTGAGTGACTGGCGCGAACAGAAGCGCCGCACCCGCGAATTTCTCAAGGGAATGGAGCTGGAAGATGAAGAAGGCAACCGCATCAGCCTTATCGAAAAATACGACGGTAGCGTCGCGAACCCGGCGATCCGCCGTTGCGAGCTGATGACCCGCATCCGCGGCTTCGAAAATATCTGTAACGAACTCGGCTATGTTGGCGAGTTCTACACGCTGACCGCCCCGTCTAAATTCCACGCCACCACAAAGGCCGGCTACCGTAACACCAAATGGAACGGCGCAAGCCCGGCGGACACACAGCGCTATTTAACCGGGCTGTGGGCGCGTATTCGCGCGAAGCTGCACCGTGACGATATTCGCATATTTGGTATTCGCGTCGCCGAGCCGCACCACGACGCCACGCCACACTGGCACATGCTTATGTTTATGCTGCCGGAAGATGTCGACCGCGTGCGTGCCGTAATTTCCCGCTATGCCCGTGAAGAAGACCATCACGAGCTTAAAAGCGAGAAGGCCCGCGAGGCCCGTTTTCACGCTGAAGCTATCGACCCGGACAAGGGCAGCGCCACCGGCTACGTGGCGAAATACATCAGCAAAAATATCGACGGTTACGCGCTTGATGATGAACGCGACGACGAGAGCGGCGAAATGCTCAAGGAAACCGCGCCGGCGGTATCGGCCTGGGCGGCACGCTGGCGTATTCGTCAGTTTCAGTTTGTGGGCGGCGCACCGGTGACGGTTTACCGCGAGCTGCGCCGGATGGCCGACGCTGAAACGGCGAAAGGGCTTAGCGTGGAGTTTGCGCTTGTACATGATGCCGCTGATGCGGGCGACTGGGCAGGCTACGTTAACGCCCAGGGCGGCCCGTTTGTGCGCCGTGATGAGCTTCAGGTGCGCACCTGGTACGAAAGCACCGATGCGGTTAACGAATACGGCGAAGAGTGTGTGCGCATTCGTGGGGTTTACGACAAAGAAGTCGGCGACTGCACGCCCATTATTACGCGGCTCACGCAGTGGAAGATTGTTGCTAAACGGCCGCAGGCCGAAGGTTTTGAAGTTAAGGGCGCTTCTGCGCCCTCTCGGAGTTCTGTCAATAACTGTACGCCGGAGGCCGTGCCATATCCTGCAGAAAGGCCGCCGGTTGATCTCACCAAGCCATTAACCCGCCGCGAACGCCGGCAACTGACTGACCGGTTGAGGCAAAGAGAAGCGGTGAAACGGCGAACCTTTAACCATGCCAACGAAAAAAACGCGGCAGGCATCGCCAGGACAATAGACGAGATCCAGCTTTTAACCGGTGAAACCCTTAGCCGCGGGCAAGCCCTGTCGCTAATGAGCGGGGCGAAGATGTGCATTAACGGTAAGTGGTGTAGGGGGGCGGGGTCTGGCGAAATCTTTGCGGCGCGCATGCCTAAGCCTGTACTTAGTGAGGCCCAATATAAGGCGAGAGCGGAGCGGGTTTTAGCGAAGTTTAACACTATCAGGGCGGTTGGCTAATGCTTGGGCTACCTCATGATTCGCGATAGTTGCGCTTAAAAACTACATCAGAATCATCCTCTTGAAACCGGAAAAAGGTTTACAACTTCCTAAGTGTTATATACTGTATTTATATACAGTGTTTTGTTCAGTAGTAGATGTCAGGAGGGAAAATGCAAGAGTGTTTCTGGGAGTCGGTAAAACTTCAGCGTATTGATTTTTTTATGAAACTGGTAGCGGCCAGCGACTGCAACGATGAAGAAAAGCGGCTCGCTATTCAGTGGGTTTCTGAGCTTACCGATGAGCTGATGGCAAAAATCCGCAACCATGAGTATGCCTGCTCCATAGATGACTCTTCGCGGTAACAAGGAAGCGGAAATGCATTCCTAAAAACAGTGCTAACGAGCTTGAGTTAAGCGGGTTTAGTCCGGTCGAAGATGAAAGCGCGTCATGAAAATTATGCAGCAGGTCTGGGAAGACGATATCTGGCTTCATTGAGAAACTTTGCAGGCGTCAGAACTCGAATCTGACGCCTGCGAGGTTGAGCAATGAGTAAGGTAAGGCGTTAGGTGAAGTAACTCCTAATGAGCCATCTATGATTAAAGAGTCACTTTTTTTAACGTATCGAATACGATTTTTGTGAACTCATTTTCATTTCTCACATCAATATAAGCAAGGCCGCTATTGGTGATCTTGAGCTTACCGGAATACTCTAATGAATTAACTGAGCAAACAATTCTGTCAATTCTTATTTTCTTGCCTTCTAACTCATCTTTATAATATTTCCTAAGATCACTGCTGCCAATTATTTGCATTTTAGCGGTGGCGTAATCAGAGACTCTAACCCTTGAAATATCTAGTTGTGTTAAATTAACATTTACACTTGAAGATATTTCATTAAGCCAGTCTATAGGGTTTATGTCGATTTCTTCCAGACTAACACCTAAGCCAAGGTTTCTTACCAAGGCCTGCGAGAAAGGTTTTAAAGTTCTGGGTGGGTTAGTGATCTGCATTACAGGAAGAGAATCTAAAGCTATGCTAAAATTAGTAGTGCGATATTCGACTCTTTCAACGGTAGTTTCGCTACCGTCAAAGCTTGAGATTTTATCATGATAAACAATACGCTCGACATAGCGCCCATGTGCAAAATCATGGCGTATTTTATCAAATATAAACCCTTTCCCTTTGTCTTCGGTAAAAGAATCCAGAGAAAGACGTCTAACGGCCGTTTCAAACTCAAGCCGTATATTTAACTTAAGCCATTTAACCTTTTTCATCTTCGCTCACCTCTGATCCTATTATTATATTATAGGCTTTTTCAGCGGAGGACTCAATTAATTCACTAATTTGTTTTTTTTCTTGTTCCGTTGCTGTGCGAATGGTTACATTGAAACCGCCTTCTTTTTTATTGTTTATTCCTTTAATTTGATAAGCAAAATCACAGCATTTTTCAGAGTCTTTGAAAAATGCTTCAACGTTAATTCTATCTCCAATTCCGCTTATCGGCTTTGAAGACCATGCAATACGCCCGATATAATACCCCTTCTCATGTAGTTGAGAAAATATAGCTGAACTATTCACCCCTTCACCATTCAGGACTGCTTTCTTAACAAATCCGGTGTCAATAGTTTCCTCCTTGTCTTCATCCTCAATAGCATCAGTACTGCGATTTAATTCAACTTTTGTCACGTCATCAGTCTCATAACCATTTAGGCCATTCATTAATTCTTGAAAGAACTGACTTCGCAATGTAGGATCAGTTATTGCTAGTAAAGAGATTTCGAAGCGCTCGATAGGCTCGGACTTGATTTTAGAAAGTTCGTTTTGCAGGCCCTCAATAACTTTTTTTGCCTCGGGATTTTGAGGCATACGTACTTCAACTTTGTCAGTTCCAGGACGAAGCTCTATTACAACATTCCGTTTGTCGATCTGACGTAATGCTGTTTTAGATAGGTCTATCTCTTCGTATTTGTATTCTAGTGTAAGCGAGCCATCTTTTTTAGCTACAATATTCAGGCTTTGACCTTTACTTGGGGAACATGTTTTTTTTAGTACTTCAGCAGCACTTTTTAATTCGGCCTGATTTGTTGAGGTTTGGAAGCTTACACTAGTAGTACTTTCCCTTGGGTCATATGTTTTGACGAGTTTTTTTATGTGTTCTAATTCATTAAAACCATGAGGTAATTTGGATATCTCCTCGATCAATATTTCCTTGTCAAGTTCTGGTGATAAAAAAACACCTCTATTCAACAATAATTCATGCAGCTTTGCAGGGGTTATTCTTTTATGATGTAACGCATCATAAATATTTTTTTCAGTTGCAAAGTACAGTTTTTTAGCCATTATCGTTGCTCCATGCCGATTTGCTCAAGATTATATTCAACTACAATTTTGTCTGTCTTGTCGAAGTCGACTTTAAGAAATAGTCTTTCATCCTCGCCTAAGAGCCAGTCTGTGCTGTATTTCTTTTTGGCTCTTTCAAAGTGATGAATGGCATCTTCGTTTGGATGAATATGACAATGACGTAATACGATTGGTTTACCTTCGGTTAGTATCTGATAAGTTGATAACATATCAAAGAAGTAAACAAATTCATCTACTGAATCCCCTGGTTGGTTGTAATAAATCACATATCCTTCAGGTTTTTTATCTCTGAGCCAATTAAAAGCCTCATGCTTTATTATAATGTATGGTGATGTTAATAATTCAATTGTTGCAGGTGTTGTCTGATTGATAGGGTGTTTTATTCTTGTTAATGACAGATCGGGGTAATAATAAGTGAACTTATCCGGTTGAGGAAGCTTGCCTGAACCAATTAGTTTCGTTATATCAGAAGATATATTTATCAGATCAGATATTTTGTAAGGGTCAAGTAAATGTAGTTTGATGTTTGGAGGGCAATTAATAGATGAATGATCTAATTTTTTTGTAATGTTCTCATAGAAGTCTTTGTCATATAAATTATCATGATTATATAAGAATAATAACCCTCTTACGTTATAACCTAAAGAATCATCATGAACATATTTCAATCGCCATTCTTCACTCACATTTGCACACTCGGTAGCTAAAGCAAGCGATGTTAGAGCCCCCTCGACTATCTTTTTTCCAATGGTACCTTCTGCATAGCTTTTGAGATCCGTATTGAGATAAACCATTTCCTCCTCATATGGATCTATGTAGAAGAATACAACATCGCTTGGATGCGTTTTTTTTGAATGAGCCTCTTGGCAACAATCCCAATTCATATCCGCTCTAGCGGCTCGCTCCCATTTGAATACTGAAAAAATATCATCAGAAATCTTACCCGCGACTCGTTGTATAGCCGAAGTTTCTCCACCCATTTCAATCTCGCTCCTTTAAAATTGCTGTGGCAATCTGCCTGAAAATCCATCTGACTTGATGAGTAATCTAACCTTACGGTTCGTATGCATTTGTTGCATGACTATAGCGCATGAAAATGAATGATCGCAAAAGGATCGTTTTTGCATAGTCCCGCCAGTTCTGGCGGGCTTTTTCATATGTCATGCAGCTGCATTAAAACCGCCTCATTAAGCGGGCAGGCGAGGCGGGGATAGCATTGCGCGCGGCGGGGTGTGCACGATTTAAAATAACGCGCGCCAGCGCCTCGCTGTGAGGCGCTGCGCTGTCGGGGTGGATGATGAGGCGTGCGTGCTGATGCGGGGCGTGTGGTGCGTCTGAGCGCGTATGCGGTGGGATGTGAAAAAGCCGCCTTTCGGCGGCCTGCTTTAATCGCTGCTGTCATCCAGCGAGTAGGCTTTAAAGCGGATCACTTCCATTCCTGCCCAGTCATTCACTTCCCTGATCCGGTCCTGCAACGGAATGAGCTCGTTGCGCACAAAGACCTTTGCCACCTTCTCGATATCGCCCAGGCTGCCGACGTTCTCCGGCTTGCCACCCATGAGCTGAAACGGGATGCGGTGCGCATCGAGCATATCCTCCGCGCTCACCTTTTTAATATTAAAAAAGTCGTCTTTGGTAGCGACCTCGCTTAACGGCACGATTTTAATCCCGTCCGGCTTTCCGTTCGGCGCGTAGAAAAACAAGTTCTTAAAATTGCCGAGCCCTTTCGAGCTGCGCATCGCATCGCGCATCGCCTCAACGTCGGTGCTGCTCTGCGCCGCGTCGGTCACGTACATGATGTACCCCGCATGCGCGCCGTTCTGGTAATACTTGCGGCGAAACAGCGTCGCGGATTCGTTCAGCCAGGCCGAGTTAAGCGCGCTGAGATATTCCGGCATCCCGTAAAGCTCCTGGTTGATATCCGGCTCCAGCAGGTGAAACACTGATCCCGGTTCAAACTGCTGCGGCTGCGAAAAGCCCGGCACCCACCAGTAAACATCCTCCTCCACGCCGCGCCGCGTGTATTTGGCCGGCGAGGCATCCAGCCTGATAACCTTGCCGGTCACGCTTTTTCGCGCCTCAAGAAAGGCATTACCGAACACCAGAAAATCCAGCACGAAGCGGCTGAAATCCTGCTGTGATAACAGCGGGTGCGGAATAAACGTGCTTGCCAGAATATTGCGCTTCACGTAAATCGGCGAGCTGTGATGCACGGCGGCGCGCAGGCTTTTTGCCAGGCCGGCGAAGCTGACGGGCGGCTCGTACCATTTGCCGTTACTGATGCACTCGACATAATCGAGAATATCGCGGCGGTCGAGCACCGGCGTCGGCTCGCCAAACGTGAAAGCTTCCATTTTTTGCGCGCCGGCGGTGATCGTGGCCGCGCGGTTATCGCGCTGGCGGTTTTTACGTTTACTCATCAGTAAAACTCCAGAATTGAAGATGATGCCTGGCCGCTCCCGGCGGTCAGCGGCTCGTTTAACAGGGCGTGCATGGTGGCCCACGCAACATCCGCATGACTCGCTTCCTCGCTGCGGCTTGCCTCATAGGTGGCGCTGCGCCCGCTGCTGGTCATGGTCTTGCGGATAGCCATAAAGGACTGTGTGATATCCGTGGCGCCGGCGTCGTACTCCAGACAGCCGCGGCTGATGGTGTCTTTTGCCTTCAGCACCATCGCGGTTTTGACTTCCGGGCTGTAACGGATTTCGCGCGCGGCAGGCCAGAAGGCGCGCACAAGCTGAAACACGCCCTGGCCGATGCCGGTCGCATCGATGCCGATGTACTCGACCTGATATTTTTCAGTGAGCTCGCGGATGGCCTGCGCCTGAGTGGCGAAGTCCATGCCTTTCCACTGGTGGCGCTCCAGAATGCGGAATTTGCCGCCCGAGACAACCGGCGGCGCCAGCACCACGCAGCCGGCAGAGTCGCCGGTATGCGACGGGTCGTAGCCAATCCACACCGGGCGCGAGCCGAACGGACGCGTCGCGAACGGTGAGAAGTCTTCCCATTCTTCCAGGCTGTCGACCATGCAGCGTTGCAGCTCCTCGAACGGAAACACCGAGGCTTTATCGTCGACGAACTCACACATGAAGAGATTGCGGAAATCCTCGGCACTGTTTTCACGCTTCAGCGCGTCCAGGTCGAACAGGTCGCAGCCGCCGGCGAGCGCGTCCTCGATGGTGACAATCTGGCGCCACTGACCATCCCCGCACAGCATGCCGCCGGCGAGCGCCGCGTGGCTGATATCGATATCCACGCGCTCGGCTGCCGAGGTGCGGCCCTTGTTGAACAGCTCGCCGGACCAGAAAGGAAACGCGCCATGCCCGAGGGTGGAGGGCGTCGAGAAATAGGTCGAGCGCAGGTGCTTCTGCGACGCCATGCCCGAGGCGACTTTACGCAGCCGCTGGAAATTCGGTATCCAGAAAATCTCATCGACATACAGGTCGCCGTTATGGCTCTGCGCGGTGTTGGAGTTGGTGCCGAGAAAAATCAGCTTTGCGCCGTTGTTGCCGATGACAATCGGATCGCCTGACAGCTCAACATCCACCCGGCGCGCAAACTGGATGATGTATTCGCGAAACACATACGCCTGCGTTTTGGAGGCGGATAAAAATATCTGGTTATGGCCGGTTTCCAGCGCGCGCAGCAGCGCCTCGCGGGAAAAGTAAAACGTGGCACCAATCTGGCGCGATTTAAGAATGTCGCGAATGCGGTGCTCTAACCCGGCTTTGTGCCAGCGCAGCTGATAGTCGAAAGACTCCTCGAAAAAAATCTCCCTGAGTTTCTCAATCGCCTCCTCACTGAAGAAATTCTTTTTCGGCTTGCGGCGGTCGCCTTTATTGCGGTTCGCCACGTTGGGATTTAAATCCGCCTCGTTGCCGGTCTGGCCGTAGCGGTTCACCCTGGCAAGGCGCTCCATCTGACGCGAAAGAAAATCCGCGACTTTAAAGTCATGCGCGGTCAGCTCGGGCTTTGCATAAAGCTGAATCAGCCGCGCCTCAAGGGTGTTCTCGACGCGCTGAATGGGCGCCGTCTCATCCCATCCGTCACGCTGCTTCCAGCTCTGCACGGTGGGGCGTTTGATTTTCAGCATCTGCGCGATTTGCGGCACGGAAAAGCCCTGCCAGTAAAGCAGCGCCGCCTGTCGTCGCGGGTCGTTTAAAAGCGTGGTGTCGGTGGTGATGGTCATGAAAGCCTCGCCGTAAGTGGTACACGGCAAGGCTACTTAAGCGCGCCCGGCGATTCGCTAAGGCGCTGTTGTGTGAAGGCTTATCCATCCGGGATTGATAGCGAAGGAAACGCGGCGCCGGGAAACTAACCCCGAACCCGTAACCCCACTATCAGGACTCCTGACAATGGCAAAAAAAGTCTCAAAATTCTTTCGTATCGGCGTCGAGGGCGACACCTGTGACGGTCGCGTTATCAGCGCCGGTGATATTCAGGAAATGGCCACGAGCTTTGATCCGCGCGTTTATGGTTGCCGTATCAATCTGGAGCATCTGCGCGGCATCCTGCCCGATGGCGTCTTTAACCGCTATGGTGATGTGGTCGATCTGAAAGCCGAAAAGATTGATGACGATTCTGCGCTTAACGGCAAATGGGCGCTGTTTGCGAAAATCGCCCCGCTCGACAACCTGGTCGACATGGTCGGAAAGGGCCAGAAGGTTTACACCTCGATGGAAATCCAGCCGAACTTTGCCAACAGCGGCAAATGCTATCTGGTCGGCCTGGCCGTGACTGACGATCCGGCAAGCCTCGGCACCGAATACCTCGAATTCTGCCGCACCGCTAAATCCAATCCCCTTAATCGTTTTAAAGCGAGCCCGGAAAACCTGATTTCTGCCGCCACTCTGGCGGAGCTGGAATTTGAAGACCAGCCCGAGACGGTTTTCACGGCGCTGACCGACAAGGTTAAAGCCATCTTCAGCCGCAAGCAGGCGAGCGACGATGCGCGCTTTAAAGACGTGCATGAAGCGGTGACTACCGTCACCGAGCACGTGCAGGAAAATCTGAGCGCCACCGAACAGCGCATCGCCGCGATGGAAAACGCCTTCAGCGCGCTGAAGCAGGACGTGACCAGCCAGATCGCGCAGACCAGCCAGGCGTTCACCGCCCTGAAAAACTCGCTCGACAATACCGAGAGCTTTACGCAGCCCCGCCGCACGCAGGCGACCGGCGGCGAAGGCGATTCGCTGTCGACCAACTGCTGACCGGCCGCGCCGGCACGCACACCCGTAAATTTACCTGACAACAGGAAAAACCATGCGCCAGGAAACCCGCTTTAAATTTAATGCCTACCTCTCCCGTATTGCCGAGCTGAATGGTATCGACGTCGGCGACGTGTCGAAAAAATTCAGCGTGCAGCCGTCGGTCACGCAAACCCTGATGGATACCGTGCAGGAATCCTCGGAGTTTCTGACGAAAATCAACATCGTGCCGGTGAGCGAACTCAAGGGCGAAAAGATTGGCGTCGGCGTTACCGGCTCCATCGCGAGCACGGCAGACACCGCGAATGGCCATGCCCGCGAAACCGGTGATTTCGCCGCGCTGGAGTCCAACAAGTACGAGTGCGATCAGATTAACTTCGACTTTCACCTGCGCTACAAAACCCTCGACCTGTGGGCGCGTTTTCAGGATTTCCAGTTGCGTATCCGCAACGCCATCATCAAGCGCCAGGCGCTCGATTTCATCATGGCCGGCTTTAACGGCGTGAAGCGTGCAGCAACCTCTAACCGCGCTGAAAATCCGATGCTTCAGGATGTGGCAGTGGGCTGGCTTCAGAAGTACCGCAACCAGGCGCCGGCGCGCGTGATGGGTAAGGTCACGGCTGAAAGCGGAGAAGTGGTGTCTGACGTGATCCGCGTCGGCAAGGGCGGCGACTATGAAAACCTCGACGCGCTGGTCATGGATGCCACCAACACCATGATTGCGCCGTGGCACCAGGAAAACCCGGACATGGTGGTTATCTGCGGTCGTCAGCTGCTGGCCGACAAATACTTCCCGCTGGTCAATAAGCAGCAGGATAACAGCGACCTGCTGGCCGCTGACGTCATTGTCAGCCAGAAACGCATCGGCAACCTGCCGGCGGTGCGCGTGCCGTATTTCCCGCCGGATGCGCTGATGATCACCACGCTGGAAAACCTCTCTATCTACTTCATGGATGAGAGCCACCGCCGCGTTATCGAGGAAAACGCGAAGCTCGACCGCGTGGAGAACTACGAGTCGATGAATATCGATTACGTGGTGGAAGACTACGCCGCCGGCTGCCTGGTGGAACACATCAAGGTTGGCACCTTCACCACGGCCGCGCCGGACGTGAAGGAAACCGCAACGCCAGCGCAGGAAGGCTAAGCCATGACGAGCCCCGCACAGCGTCACATGATGCGGGTCTCGGCCAGTGAAACCGCGCAGCGGCAGGACAGCCCGCTGCGCCATGCCACTGCTTACGAGCAGATGCTGGTTAAGCTGGCCGCCGACCAACGCACCCTTAAACAAATCCATTCCACCGAGCGCAAGGCGGAGAAAAAGCGCGAGCTGCTGCCGTTCTATCAGCCGTGGGTCACCGGCGTACTTGAGCAGGGCAAAGGCGCGCAGGACGACATTCTGATGACGGTCATGCTCTGGCGTCTTGATGCCGGCGACATTGCCGGCGCGCTCGATATCGCCCGCTATGCCCTGCGCTACGGCCTGACCATGCCCGGCCAGCACCGCCGCGCGCCCGCATACCTCTTTACCGAGGAGGTGGCGCTCGCCGCGATGCGCGCCCATGCCGCCGGCGAGGCGGTCAGCACTGCGCTCCTGACCGATACGCTGGCGCTCACGCAGGCCGCAGACATGCCCGACCAGGTGCGCGCGAAGCTGCATAAAGTCACCGGTCTTGTGCTGCGCGATGCCGGCGAGCCCGCCGCCGCGCTGGAGCATCTGCGCCGCGCGATGCAGCTCGACACACAGGCCGGCGTGAAAAAAGAGATTGAGCGCCTCGACCGGGAGCTGCAACCGAAACCCGCCAGGCCGGCGGCAAAGCCCGCCGCGCCCCGTAAAAAGACAACGCGATCCGCGACGCCCGCAAAACGCGGTCGCCCGAGGAAAAACGCCGTTTAACAGAATGCGCCACGCGCCAGGGCGGCACGCCGGTCAATGCGGGTTTTACCCGGTCTGCGACCGGCGTCCACCGCCCACCCTGACAGGAGAAAGTAATGATGCGGATTATCAGCGGCGAGGAGCAGCCTGGCGGGCCGGCAGACCTCACGCCGCCCGGTGATGAGCCGGTGATTAAGAACACCCCGTTTTTTCCCGACGTGGAGCCGAAGCGGGTCCGCGAGCTGATGCGCCTTGAACAGACCTTTTCGCCGGCGCGCGTACGCGAGGCCATCTGTGCCGGCATCGCGGAAACCAACGCCGAGCTGACGGAATACCGCCGCACGCAGCAGGCCGCAGGCTTTAATCGTCTTGCTGACGTGCCGGCGGATGTGCTCGACGGCGAGAGCGTGCGGATATTCCTGTATCTGCGTGCCGTCAGTGCGATGGCGACCGCCTCGCTTTACGGGCGCTATCGCGGCGCCGACGCCAGCGGTAAAGGGGATAAAAAGGCCGACAGCATCGACAGTACGGTTGATGAGCTGTGGCGGGATATGCGCTGGTCGGTGGCCCGCCTTCAGGACAGGCCGCACTGCATCATAGGGCAAATCTGATGAAAGCCTTCGCGTTACAGGGCGACACCCTCGATGCGATCTGTGCGCGCCATTACGGGCGCACCGAGGGGGTTGTCGAGACGGTACTGACTGCCAATCCGGGCCTTGCCGAGCTCGGTGCCGTTCTGCCCCACGGCACGGCGGTCGAGCTGCCCGATATCGCGCCGGCGCCCACCGCTGAGAGCATCAACTTATGGGATTAACCATGGAAAAAATCAGCACCTTTTTAGCCTACTGGCTTTCTGTCCTGCTGGCCTTCTTCGGTGCCATGACGCCGCAGGACGTCGCCGCCTATTTCGGCATGTGCGGCGTCGCCGTCACGGTGGCCGTGAACTGGTATTACCGGCGCAAAGAGATGCTGTTCCGCACTGCGCGCAAAGAGGAAATTATCCGTGAACTCAATCGTTAAACGCTGTTCCGTGGGCGCCGTGCTGGCGCTGGCCACGCTGCTGCCCGATTACGGGCGTCTGCATACCTCGCCGCAGGGGCTCGCGCTGATTGGCGATCTGGAGGGGTGCCGCCTCAAGCCCTACCAGTGCAGCGCCGGCGTCTGGACGTCGGGCATCGGTCACACGGCGGGGGTGGTGCCGACGCGTGATATCACCGAACGCGAGGCCGCCGTGAACCTGGTCGGCGACGTGCTGAAGGTGGAGAAAGCGCTCGCGGTCTGCGCGCCGGTCGCCATACCGCAGCCGGTTTATGACGCGGTGGTCAGTTTTTCTTTTAACGTCGGCACCGGGGCGGCCTGCCGGTCAACGCTGGTTTCCTATCTCAAGCGCCATCAGTGGTGGCAGGCGTGTAACGAGCTGTCGCGCTGGGTGTATGTCAACGGTGTGCGCAACGCCGGGCTTGAAAACCGCCGCACCCGTGAGCGGGCGCTGTGCCTGAAAGGAGCACTATGAAAACGCTGATCGTATTACTTCTGCTGGCGCTCGCCGGTCTGGTCTGGCTGGGGCGGGAAAACAGCACGCTCGCGCGAAGCTTTGAAAAGGCGAGCCGCATGGCCGACGGACAGAAAAGACAAATCGGAATGCTGAAAAATCAGCTCAACGTGGCCGTCAGCCTGGCGGATAAAAACGAGCAGGCGCAGGTGAGGCTGCGCGGCCAGCTCGACGCCGCACGCGAGGCGGCGCAGCGACAGGAACAGACCATCACGAGGTTACTCAATGAAAACGACGAATTTCGCCGCTGGTATCGCACTGATTTGCCTGACGCTGTGCGCCGGATGCACCAACGCCCCGCCTGCGCCTCCGCCGGTCACTGTTTACAACGCCTGCCCGAAAGTCAGCCTGTGCCCGATGCCGGGCAGCGACCCGGTGACTAACGGCGATCTGAGTGCTGATATTCGTCGCCTGGAGCGCGCGCTGGAGAGCTGCGCGCTTCAGGTGGAAGCCGTGAAACACTGCCAGGATGAAACTGATGAAAAAGCCCGAGAGCCTGCGAAAAGCCCTGACTGATGCGCTGCCGGTACTGCGTACTAACCCGGATATGCTGCGCCTGTTTATCGACAACGGTCAGATTGCCGCCACGCTCGCCGCTTCGCTGTCGTTTGAAAACCGCTACACGCTGAATGTGGTCGTGACCGATTACACCGGCGATATTAACCTGCTGCTTGTGCCGGTCGCCGCGTGGTTACGGGAAAATCAGCCCGATATCATGACCACGGACGACGGCATGAAAAAGGGGTTTACCTGGTATGCGGATATCAACAACGACAGCAGCGTCGACGTCAGCATCAGCCTGTTAATCAGCGAGCGCACGCTGGTTAAAGAGTCGGACGGCGCGCTGTATGTCTCTGACGTACCGGAGCCGCCACTGCCGGAGCCGGTCATGCGCCCGGTTGAGCTTTATATCAACGGTGAATTTGTGAGTCGCTGGCATGAGTGATTTCAGCCCGTTTGAAAAGCGGCTTTCCGCGCTGATTGCTGCCCTGTCACCGGCAGGCCGGCGCCGGATGGCGCAGGATATCGCAAAGACGCTGCGCACCCGGCAGCAGCAACGCATTAAGGCACAGAAAGCCCCGGACGGTACCTGATTGACGTGCGCGAGTGGTGGCAGCTCAACGAGACGCCCGGCACGTTTCGTCTTGTGGTGGGCGTGCTGGATAACGGCATCACAGAGGAAATGTATCAGGAGCTTGAGCGCCTTATCTCCGATGCCAAACCGGCAAGCCGGCATCTGACCGGGCTTAATATCAGCCTGAGCGCTGACGGCGCGGCGTTTGTCGGGGCGGCCAGCTACAGCGGCGACACGCTCACCGTTTACCCCTATTTACCCGAGGAAATCACCGTGGGCGGCACGCTAAGCGCCGGCGCGGCGGTTCATTTAATCGATAACCTGAGAGTGACGGCATGACCGCAAAATATTTTGCTCTTCTGACCAACCAGGGCGCGGCGCGGCTGGCGAATGCGGCCGCGCTGGGCACGAAACTTAACCTGACGCAGCTCGCCGTCGGTGACGGCGGCGGAAGCCTGCCCACGCCCGACCCTGCCCAGACGAAGCTCATCAACCAGAAGCGCATCGCGCCGCTGAATATGCTGTCGGTCGACCCGGTGAACACAAGCCAGATTATCGCCGAGCAAATCATCCCGGAAAGCGAAGGCGGCTACTGGATTCGTGAAATTGGCCTGTATGACGATGCCGGCGTGCTGATTGCCGTGGCGAACTGCCCGGAAACCTACAAGCCCCAGCTTCAGGAGGGCAGCGGGCGCACGCAGACCATTCGCCTGGTGCTGGTTGTCTCGGCAACTGATGCCGTGGCGTTGAAAATCGATCCGGCGGTGGTGCTGGCGACCCGTAAATATGCCGACGATAAGGCGATTGAGGTGAGGCAGTATGCCGATCAGCTGATGGCGCAGCATGTCAAAGCCGCCGACCCGCACACGCAGTATGCCCCGAAAGCCTCGCCGGCACTGACCGGCAGGCCGACCGCACCAACGGCAGCGCAGACAGTGAATGACACGCAGATTGCTACCACAGCCTTTGTAAAAACGGCACTGGCCGCGCTGGTCGCCAATGCGCCGGGCGCACTGGACACCTTAAACGAGCTGGCCGCCGCGCTCGGCAATGATGCGAATTTCGCTGCCAACGTGACAAAGGCGCTGGCCGGTAAGCAGCCGCTCGATAGCACACTGACGGCGCTGTCCGGGAAGACGGTGAGCGGGGTGCTTTCCTGGCTCGGTTTAGGTGACGGCTCGGCGCTGCCGGTCGGGGTGCCGGTGCCGTGGCCCTCAGAAATCCCGCCGGAGGGCTGGCTGAAATACAACGGCGCCATTTTCGATAAAGTCCGTTATCCAAAACTTGCCCTGATTTATCCCGGCGGCGTATTGCCGGATCTGCGTGGTGAATTTATTCGCGGCTGGGATGACGGGCGCGGTGTGGACAGTGGGCGAGCACTGCTGAGTGCACAGGGTTTTGCTCTGCAAAATATAACGGGTAATTTTCTTTCGCGCGGCATGCCCACCCTGCCGGCGGGCCCAATCGTGGAGGCTTACGGTGCATTTACTATTCAGTATGCGAACAGCGGCAGCTATAACCCGATAGGCACTTCAGGTACTTCAGCCCAGGCGACCGACAGGGTTTTATTTGATGCTTCACGTTCTGCGAATACAGCCACTGAGACGCGTCCACGTAACATCGCATTTAACTACATTGTGAGGGCTGCATAATGGCCGAAGCGAAATTAAATCATCATCAGCTTGCCGAGGAAGCCGGTTTTATTACCGTCCATAATTACGATGAAACGACGCGCGAGTATTTATCCACCTGCCGCGAATATCTGGCAGAGGGTGTAGGGCTGCCGGCAAAATCCTGTATCGATGCGCCTGGTGAACCGGTGAAAGGGCTGGTTATCTGCCGCACTGCTAATTTATCAGCGTGGGAGTATCTGCCGGATCATCGCGGTGAAACCGTCTACAGCATTACAACGGGCGAGCCTTTAAAAATTACCCTGCCGGGTGATTATCCGGCTGATACCACTCCGGTCGCACCGGCGACCCGCTTTGACGTCTGGAACGGTAAAGTCTGGGTGACGGATGAGGATGCCCGCCGCACCGCTGATGTTGAGGACGCGAAGACGATGAAATCAAGTCTGCGTGACATGGCAAACGAGATTATCAGCCAGCAGCAATGGCCTTCCCGTCTCACGCTCGGGCGTCTGAATGAACAGGAACAGGCAGCTTTTACAGCCTGGCTGGATTATCTGGAAGCGCTTGCGGCAGTTGACACGTCACGGGCACCGGATATCCAATGGCCACAACTCCCAGCGTAAAGACGGGCCTATGCTCGTCTTCCTATCGAGGATAAAGTTAGAACTTTCAAATTTAAAAGCACACAAGTTATGATATGGTTTTTCAAATTTTAGATAAATTTTATATGTAGTGGGATGAATTTATAATTCACATATAAGGGGATTTATGTTTTCTTTTTCAGCGAACTCAGTGAAAAATGATTTTTCGGCTTGTAATGAAATTATAAATAAAAAATACCGCAAAGGATACTTGGCTGTTAAAAATAACCTCTCTAGTCATGATTCTTTAAAAGATGATGAGCTTCTTTGTTGGGTTTATTTTTCAGCATGGAAACATCTTGAGCAAGCTATGCAAACACCCAAGCAGCTCGATGATCAGACACCTTTTAATAGAAAGCATGTTGGTGAGCAAATTTTTGATAAAAATACAGTTGCATCAGATCCTAAGTATCATCTTAGTATTTTGTTGCGATTCATGTGGGAATATTCTTTATCTGTCAATGGCCCTTTCTTTCCACTAGATAAACCTCACATGGACGGTGGGAATTTAACTAGGCTTGATAAAGCAGATGAGGCTATATGGGGTGAGGAGGTCTATTTTCCTACCCCGCCTTTTACATGGATAAAGGATATAATGCCATATGAGATTTATCGCGATTTTTTAAGTGATCCTCGCTTGCAGGAAGCAAAAATTCTTATAGAAAATGTCGAAAACGAAAAGTTAAAATTAGAGGGTAGTGTACAAAAGATTATAAACTCAGCAACCAGCAGTGTGGAGTATCTTGAGGCGGTAAAAGAACAAGCTGAGGACCTCGGTAAAAGGTTAACGGATATAAAGCGAGAAGGTAATTTTAAGCTATTGGCAAAAGCGTTTTCCACTTTAAGGATAAATAAAAATAAAGAGGTGGTTTATGCACAATTCAGAATGTGGCTTTTTATTGTTTTTTTAATAGCGCTTCCGGTAAGTGTTTTCAAACACGCCTATTATGCAGGTCAAATAAATGTTTCGATTTCAGGGTTATTGATTTACGTTCCGTTAATCAGTCTTGAGTTATTGTTTTTCTACTTTATGAGATTATTTTATGTTGAAGTTAAATCTCTAAAAAGCCAGCTTGTACAGATAGATCTTAGATTAAATTTGTGTGAGTTTATCTACGATTATGTCGAAACACGAGATAAAACTCATTCTGATAAAGTTAGTGAATCATGGAAAGCGTTTGAAGCTTTGATATTTAGCCCTATCCAACCCAATGAAGATAAGATCCCTTCTGTTATGGATGGAACAGATGTGTTGGCTGATTTGGCGGGGAAAATATTAAAAGCGAAAGGTAACTAAATAGGCGCTTGCCTTTTAAAGATTGTTGTACCAGCCATCCCCCAACCCGCATGAATAGCCCGCCACCCCGGCGGGCCTGAAAATAACACTCACCCCTAACCCCCACGGAGTTAACCGGATGAGTGATTACCATCACGGCGTTCAGGTCGTCGAAGTCAACGACGGCACGCGCGTCATTTCCACTGTTTCCACGGCGATTGTCGGCATGGTCTGTACGGCCAGCGATGCCGACGCCGCCACCTTTCCACTTAACGTGCCGGTACTGATCACCAACGTGCAGAGCGCCATCGCCAAAGCCGGCAAAAAAGGCACGCTGGCCGCCGCCCTTCAGGCCATCGCCGACCAGGCGAAGCCCGTCACCGTCGTCGTGCGCGTGGCTGAAGGCACAGGTGAAAGCGAGGAGGCGCTTGCACAGACCGTCTCGAACATCATCGGCGGCACGGATGAAAACGGCCAGCTCACCGGCATGAAAGCGCTGCTGACCGCCGAGGCAGTGACCGGCGTCAAGCCGCGCATTCTCGGCGTGCCGGGTTTCGACACGCTGGAGGTGGCGGTTGCGCTCGCGTCTGTCTGTCAGAAGCTGCGCGCGTTCGGCTATGTCAGCGCATGGGGCTGTAAAACTGTCTCTGACGTTATCGCCTACCGTAAAAATTTCGGCCAGCGCGAGCTGATGCTCATCTGGCCGGATTTTATCGCCTGGAACACCACAACCAGCGCCAGCGATACCGCCTTCGCCACGGCGCGCGCGCTCGGCCTGCGCGCCAGAATCGACCAGGAAACGGGCTGGCATAAAACGCTCTCCAACGTCGCCGTTAACGGCGTGACCGGCATCAGCGCGTCGGTGTTCTGGGATTTGCAGGAGCCCGGCACCGATGCCGACCTGCTGAACCAAGCCGGCGTGACAACGCTTATCCGCAAAGACGGTTTCCGCTTCTGGGGTAATCGCTGCTGTTCAGACGATCCGCTTTTCCTGTTTGAGAACTACACCCGCACCGCGCAGGTACTCGCCGACACCATCGCCGAGGCGCACATGTGGGCGATGGATAAACCGGTCACGCCGACACTTATCCGCGACATCGTGGACGGCATCAACGCCAAATTCCGCGAGCTGAAAACCGCCGGCTATATCGTCGATGCGCAGTGCTGGGTGGATGAGTCGGCGAACGACAAAGAGACCCTGAAGGCAGGCAAGCTGATGATTGATTACGACTACACGCCGGTCCCGCCGCTGGACAACCTGACCCTGCGCCAGCGCATCACTGACAAATACCTGGCGAATCTGATTTCGTCAGTGGCTAACGCTTAAGGAGCAAAAGCACATGGCACTTCCGCGCAAGCTCAAACACATGAACCTGTTTAACGACGGCCTGAGCTATCTCGGCGTCGTGAAGTCGGTCACCCTGCCGAAGCTGACCCGCAAGCTGGAGAACTATCGCGGCGCCGGCATGAACGGCAGCGCCCCGGTTGATTTCGGTCTCGATGACGACGCGCTCTCGATGGAGTGGACGCTCGGGGGCTTTCCCGATGAGTCCATCTGGTCGCAGTACGGCGCTGCCGGTGCCAACTCGGTGGCCCTGCGCTTTGCCGGTTCCTACCAGCGCGACGACACCGGCGAAACGGTGGCCGTTGAGGTGGTCATGCGTGGCCGTCATAAGGAAATCGACGGCGGCGAAAGCAAACAGGGCGAAGACACTGAAACCAAAATCAGCACGCAGTGCACCTATTTCAAGCTCACCATGAACGGCAAGGAGCTTGTCGAAATCGACACCGTGAACATGGTGGAGAAGGTGAACGGCGTCGACCGTCTGGAGCAGCACCGCCGCAATATCGGGCTGGCCTGATGTAACCCGGTCAGCCTCTGCTGGCCGGCTCTTTTAACCTATCCATAAAGCGAGAACGTCATGACTCAAACTAATGAAAACACCGTCACCCTGGTAAACCCGGTTAAACGTGGCGAGCAGGAAATCAGCACCATTACCGTTATCAAACCCAATGCCGGCACGCTGCGCGGCGTGGGGCTGGCCGCGCTGGCAACCTGTGAAGTGGATGCGCTGATTAAGGTGCTGCCGCGTATGACCTACCCGAACCTCACCGAGCAGGAAGTGATCGCGCTGGAGCTGCCCGACCTGATGGCGCTCGCCGGGAAGGTTGTCGGTTTTTTGTCGCCGACTTCGGAAGCCTGACGTTCCCGGAACATTTTTCTACGGACGATCTGATAGCGGATATCGCGGTGATTTTTCACTGGCCGCTGTCAGAGCTCTTTTCCCTGAGCGTGTCCGAGCTCATCACATGGCGCGAAAAGGCGCTCCAGCGAAGCGGAAACATGAATGAGTGAAAACGTAAAGCTACAGGTCTTTCTGAAGGCGGTAGACCAGGCGACGCGCCCGTTTAAGCACATTGAGACGGCGAGCAAAGCGCTCTCGGGCGAGATTCGCGGCACGCAGAAAACCCTGCGAGAGCTTAACGCGCAGGCCGGGAAAATTGACGGTTTCCGCAAGGCCAGCGCGCAGCTGGCGGTGACCGGGCAGTCGCTGCAGAAAGCAAAGGCGGAAGCGGAGGCGCTGGCGACGCAGTTCAGGAACACCCAAAAGCCGACGCTGGCGCAGGGCCGGGCGATGGAATCCGCGAAACGCGCGGCGGAGTCGCTCCAGGCCAAATACAACAGCCTGAGCCAGTCGGTCGCGCGCCAGAAAGACGAGCTCGGGAAAGCCGGGATTAATACCCGCAACCTGGCCGCCGGTGAGCAGCGTCTTAAAACCAGCATCAGCGAAACCACGGCGCAGCTTGCCAGGCAGCGCGAGGCGCTGGCCCGCGTCAGTGCGCAGCAGGAAAAGCTGAACGCGGTTAAAGCTCGCTACCAGAAAGGCAAGGAGCTTGCCGGCAGTGCCGCCGGCGCCGGCGCCGCTGCCGTGGGTATAGCGACGACCGGCGTTGTGGCTGGCACCGTGCTGATGCGACCGGGCTATGAGTTTGCGCAGAAAAACTCCGAGCTTCAGGCCGTGCTCGGTGTGGAAAAGCAGTCGCCGGAAATGCAGGCACTGCGCAACCAGGCGCGCCAGCTCGGCGACAACACCGCCGCCTCGGCGGATGATGCGGCCGCCGCGCAAATTGTTATTGCTAAATCTGGCGGAGATAAAGACGCGATCCTCGCGGCAACGCCCGCCACGCTGAATATGTCGCTCGCCAACCGTCGCACAATGGAGGAGAACGCCGCGCTGCTTACCGGCATGAAAGCCGCGTTTCAGCTCACGAATGACCAGATAACGCATATCGGCGACGTGCTCTCGATGACGATGAACAAAACCGCCACCGACTTTGACGGGCTGAACGACTCCCTGACCTACGTCGCGCCGGTGGCAAAAATTGCCGGCGTCAGCCTTGAGCAGACCGCCGCCCTGGTCGGGGCATTGCACGATAACAAAATCACCGGATCGATGGCGGGCACCGGCAGCCGTGCGGTTATCACGCGATTACAGGCACCGACCGGCGAGGCGTTTGATGCGCTCAAGGAGCTGAAAGTCAGCACAGCCGACAGCAAGGGCAACATGCGCCCGCTGTTCAGCATCCTGAGAGAAATACAGACCAGCTTTAAACAGCACGGGCTCGGATCGTCTCAACAGGGCGAATACCTGAAAACCATCTTTGGCGAAGAAGCCAGTTCATCCGCAGCCGTACTGATGCAGGCGGCAACCAGCGGCAGGCTTGATGCCCTGACGGCGGCGTTTAAGGCGTCCGACGGGAAAACGGAGGAGCTGGTAAAAGTCATGCAAAGCAACCTCGGCGGCGATTTTAAAGAGTTTCAGTCGGCCTATGAGGCGGTTGGCACCGACCTTTTTGACCAGCAGGAAAGCTCACTGCGCAAACTGGTGCAGACCGCGACCCGTTATGTGCTGCGCCTCGATAAGTGGATTAAAGACAACAAGGCGCTGGCGGGAACATTAACCACGATTGCCGGCGTGGCGACTGCCGTGATCGGCGTCGTGGGGGCTATCGGGCTGGTTGCCTGGCCGGTTGTTACCGGGATAAACGCGATTATCGCGGTGGCCGGTAGTCTCGGCACCATCTTCACCGCCGTCGGGGGCGCGATTGCCGCCGCCATTGGCGCGCTCACCTGGCCGATTGTGGCCGTGGTGGCGGCCATCGTCGCCGGCGCGCTCCTGATCCGTAAATACTGGCAACCCATCAGCGCCTTTTTTGGCGGCGTGATGGACGGCCTGCGCGCGGCATTCGGGCCGGTGGGCGAGCTGTTCGCGCCCTTTAAGCCCGTGTTTACCTGGCTTGGTGAAAAGCTCCAGGCGGTGTGGCAGTGGTTTAAAAACCTTATCGAGCCGGTGCAGTCGAGTAAGGAAACGCTCGACAGCTGCCGCAGCGCCGGCGAGCGCTTCGGTAAGGGGCTTGCCGATGCGCTGCTGCTGCCGCTTAAGGCTTTTGACAAGCTGCGCGAGGGGATTACGTGGGTGCTGGAAAAGCTCGGCGTTGTTAACAAGGAGTCCGACGCGCTCGATGCCAAAGCCGAAAAGGCAAATGCGGTCGCCTCGCGTGCAGGCGGTATGAGTGGTGCCGCGGCGGCACATGTGCCGGCGGGCATGTTCGGCCAGGCACCGGCCTATCAGGCTTATCAGCCGGTCAGCGCGGCGGGCGGGCGTTCTTATATCGACCAGAGCCGCAACCACTACAACATTTCTGTAGCCAGCGGTGCAGGTGCGGGCGGCGCGCCTCTTGCCCAGCAGATGCGCGAGGAGCTGGAGCGCATCGAACGGGAGAAGCGCGCACGCAGCCGCGCCAGTATGGGTCATGACGATTAAGGAGACTGCGCGATGATGCTTGTACTCGGGATGTTTGTGTTTATGCGCCAGACGCTGCCTTATCAGAGTATGCAGCGGTCGGTCGATTACCGGTGGCCGTCCAACAGTCGCATAGGCCGGCGGCCCTCTTTTCAGTTCCTCGGCGTGGAGGAAGAGAAAATCACGCTGAACGGCACGCTTTACCCGGAAATTACCGGTGGCAAGCTGTCGCTAAAGGCGGTCGAGCTGATGGCGGAAGAAGGCAAAGCCTGGCCGCTGATGGACGGCACCGGCGTCATTTACGGGCTGTTTGTGATTAACAGCGTGGAGACAACCGGCACCGAGTTTTTTTCTGACGGCTCGCCGCGAAAAATCGATTTTGTCCTGACGCTGACCCGCGTCGATGATTCACTCGCCGCGCTTTATGGCGACCTGAGTCAGCAGGCGCAGACGCTTGTCGGCAAAGTCGGCGACACCCTGCAGAAAGTGAAAACGGTGGCGGGAGGGTTTTTCTGATGCTGTCCGATTTTTACAACGGCGCCGGCGCAGGCATGACGCCGGCCTATATGCTGAGGATTAACGCGAAAGATATCACGACGGTTATCAGCGAGCGGCTCCTGAGCCTGACGCTGACCGATAACCGCGGCTTTGAGGCTGATCAGCTCGATATTGAGCTCGACGACGCCGACGGCCAGCTTGAGCTGCCGATCCGGGGCGCGGTGCTGACGCTGTTCATGGGCTGGCAGGGCGAGGCGCTTATCGGGAAGGGCGATTTTACCGTCGATGAAATCGAACACCGGGGCGCGCCGGACACCCTGACCATCCGGGCGCGCAGCGCGGATTTTCGCGGCACGCTTAACTCGCGCCGGGAGGAGTCCTATCACGACACCACGCTCGGCGCCGTGGTGGAAACCATCGCCACCCGCAACAAACTGAAGGCCCGGATAGCGCCCGAGCTGGCGCGCATTCCGGTTTCGCATATCGACCAGGCGCAGGAGAGCGACGCCAAATTCCTGACCCGGCTTGCGGAGCGCAACGGCGCTGAGGTGGCGATAAAAGCCGGCGTGCTGATGTTTATTAAAGCCGGTGCCGGCATGACGGCAGGCGGTAAGGCGATCCCGCAAATCACCATCACCCGCAGCGACGGTGACCGTCACCAGTTCGCCATCGCTGACCGTGGCGCCTATACCGGCGTGACGGCGAAATGGTTGCACACCAAAGACCCGAAGCCCAAAGAGGTAAAGGTAAAACGCAAGCCTAAGGTTAAGCACCTGCGCGCGCTGGAGCACCCCAAAGCCACGAAGAAAAAAAAGGAGAAGAAGGAGCCGGAGGCCAGAGAAGGCGAATACATGGCCGGCGAAGCGGATAACGTGTTTGTACTGACGACAACTTACGCCTCAAAAGCCCAGGCGATGCGTGCGGCCCAGGCGAAGTGGGATAAGTTACAGCGCGGCGTGGCGGAGTTTTCCATCACCCTGGCGCGCGGCCGCGCCGAGATTTACCCGGAAACGCCGGCAAAGGTGAGCGGCTTTAAGCGCATCATAGACGAGCAGGACTGGACGATCACAAAGGTAACGCACTCGCTGAATAACAGCGGTTTTGTCACTGCGCTGGAACTGGAGGTGAAGCTGTCAGATGTGGAATATGAAACAGAGCAGGGTGATTAAAGCAGGGTGCGTAATTCAGGTAAAAGTAACCCGTTTGCCGGGTTACTTTTTTAATGATTTATTTAGCCTTGCCGGTAAACATATGCGTATTACCCATCAGCATAACTTTGGCTGGCTTATCCATCAGCTTTCCGATCTCTGTGCAGGTGGAAAGCGGGTTCTCTAAGGTATAACCGAGCGCTTTATACTGGTTAATGACGTTCACTTCTTTAAGGCCTTTAAGTGCAGATTTGGATGCGTCTTTGCTCCATGCCAACGGGCATATCCCGCTCATTATTACTGATTCATAAGCTTCAGACGTCATGCTGCTGCCAGGCAAAGCCACGGTTAACGTGTTATCGGATTTGGAGATCTCTACCGGTTGCCACGGCTTCAGTGCTTTCTCTAGCGCTTGCTGGGCGGAGATTGCGGCGAGGGAGCTGCCGGAGATAAGAAATAGAGCTGAGATAATGGCAGATTTGATAAGTGACATTTCATTCCCTATGAATTTACCAAAAAGAAAACAACTTTGTTCTCAAAAAGAGAACTGGGCGGTATTATGAGTTCACATTACAAGAGTGACGAGGTTGCTATGTTTCATTGTCCAGAATGCCAGCACGCTGCGCATGCTCGCACAAGCCGTTATCTCAGCAAGAACACCAAAGAGCGTTATCACCAGTGTACTAACATCAATTGCAGTTGCACCTTCGTCACGATGGAAACGGTCGAGCGTTTCATCGTCACGCCAGCCAAAGTCGATTTTGCGCCGCCGCATCCAGCGACCAATGGACAGCAACAACTCTGGCGTTAAGCAAACCCCGCTACGGCGGGTTTTTTTATGTCTGACGCCACCACAACCTAAACGCTGTCGCCATTTTGCCGCCAAAGCCAAAGAAAAAGGGGCTACGCTTGCGCGTAACCCCTTGTTTTATTTGGTGGAGCTGGCGGGAGTTGAACCCGCGTCCGAAATTCCTACATCCTCGGTACTACATGCTTAGTCCGGTCTTTACATTCGCCTGGCAGCTGCGGACGGACACGCCACTACCAGACTAGCCTGATTAGTTTTAACGCTTCAACCCCAGGCAGGGCATCCACGCGATCTCTTTTGGGTTTGACCTCTCTTGATCCCCGTCCTAAGAGCGGAGGCTAGGGAGAGAGGGCTCTAAGCAGGTTATTAAGCTGCTAAAGCGTAGTTTTCGTCGTTTGCGACTATTTTTTTGCGGCTTTTTACGAGGCCAACCGCCCCTCGGCATGCACCTTGGGTTTCGCGAATCCCGTCGAATCCAGAATCAGCCCCAAAAGTGTAACGCTAAGTATAACAGAGTTTACCCGTGCGTGACCAGTCCATATCGTTTCGCCTGCTAACTGCTGCATTTTTGCACTTTTTGCAGTGAGGCAGGGTAGTTGCAGCAGAATGAGATATACCTCACAAAACGCCTGACTAGCAGAATATTATCACGCTAAATATTCATTAGCTTTTGGGTTAAATAACAGGAAATAGGAAACAGGATATATTTTTACATTTATTGAAGAAAGTGATGATTAATTCATTTTTGATGATTTCTTTTCTCATTAATAACGCCAGTAGACTTTTTTAAATTTCCGATACTTAGCAAATAATTAAGCGAAGTAGACCACATTTTTAAATCTGCAAGCCCTCTTTTTTTTATCATTTTTTTGCCAAACCGCACCGCGTTGCTTATACATTTTGTTAAGGATTTGTACACATAAACCGCTTCGCTTTGCGTTAAGTGGCTGTTTTTGAGCTTTTTTACAACTATTTCAACTCGTTTCGAGAAAATACCCTCCCCGTTGCCGCCCTGGCTGGTAAGGGGTAACCCATAAGTATCCATTATTGGATGCTTGTGCAGGGCTGTATGCTTCCCCCGTCAGAGGAAATGAAAAATGGCCGTCCAAAATAACGTTTCACCTACCGTGGATATTCTTAATCAGGATACGGGAAATGTAATAACGCATTATTCCCAGAATGCAGACCGGGTGGTCAATTTATCCCAGACAAGCATTGTGCGAATAAATGCTTCTCCTGAAACGGTTAACTTTTATGAACGGCAGGGGAATGACCTGATTGTCCATATGAAAGACGGGACAACAGTACGTTACCAGAACTTTTTCCATCTCGACGCGGAAGGCCAGCACAGCGAGCTGATTTTCGAAGATGACAAAGGCGTGCACCACGCGCTGTTCCCGTTTGCGGCTGAAGCCGGTCCGGCGGTCGCTGAGACGATAACGCCAACGCTCGCTGATACTACGCTTGGCGCGCTCACCGGCGCCGAAGGGCTGACCACGTTACAGGCGCTCGGCGGGATTGCGGCGATTGGCGGTATCGCAGGCGTGGCGATTGCGGCCAGCAACAGCGGCGGCGGTGGTGGCGGCAACGATGATAACAATAACGGCGGCGGCGACAACGGCGGCGGTGACAACGGTGGTGGTGACAACGGCGGTGGTGATAACGGCGGCGGCGATAACGGCGGCGGAGAAACCCCGGACCCGGCGGAAATTGCGCTCGATCCGCTCACCGATGACAACGTATTAAACGGCAGCGAAGTGCTGCAAAATCAGGTCATTAGCGGCACGGTAGATGCCGCTAACGCAGGCCGCACGATTACCGTCACGCTGAACGGTAACACTTACACCGGCGTTGTCGGGGCGGATGGCAGCTGGAGCGTGACGCTGCCTTCCAGCGCGTTGCAGGCGCTGCCGCAGGGGGTGAGCACGATTACCGTGACGCTGGTTGACGTCAACGGCAACACGGTAACCCAGACGGCTGATATCAACGTCGATACCATCGCACCCACCCTGCAACTCACTCCGTTCACCGACGGGGTGCTCGGCGGTGAACAGGCCGCGACCACCCAGATCCTGCGCGGCTCAACCGGCGTCGCGGAAGAGGGGCAAACCGTCACCGTTACACTAAACGGTAAAACGTACACCGCCACGGTTGGCGCAGACGGCAGCTGGCAGGCCGCCATTCCGTCTGCGGATCTGCTGGCGTTGCAGAACGGGCAGCAGTATGTGCTTAGCGTGAGCATCACCGATCTCGCGGGCAACACCACCACCAGCGAAACGCGCTTTACCGTCAATTTTGACCGCCCGGTGCTGGCGGTGGATGATTTTACGGGCGATAACGTGCTGAACGGGGCAGAACTTGCCACCGATCAAACCCTCAGCGGCACCACGCAGAATATCGCGGCGGGCACCGTGGTGACGGTGACGCTGAACGGCCAGAACTATTACGCGACCGTCGGCGGCGATGGCACCTGGCAGGTGACTATCCCGACCGGCGATCTCCAGGCGCTGGCCAACGGCAGCGCAACGCTCACCGTGAGCGTGCCCAACGGCACCGGCGCGCCGCTCACCGTTACCGACACCCTGACGGTGGATCGCACGGTTCCGTCCGTCTCCATCGCCATTCTCTCAACCGATGATTATCTCAACGCGGCGGAAGCGACCCAGCCGCTGGAAATTCGCGGTTTTACGACGGTGACCGGGCCTGGCGCGCAGGTTACCGTGACCTTCAACGATAAAACCTACACCGCGGTGCTGGACAGCGCCGGTAACTGGAGCGTGCTGATCCCGGCGGCCGATCTCGCCACCCTGCCGGATGGCCCGCGCACCGTGACCGCGACCGTCACTTCCGGCCAGACGACGGCCACAGCGGATCGCGTCATCAACGTTGAAATCAACGATCTGCCCGCGCCCACTATCGTCACGCCATTTGGTGATGGCGCGCTGAGCGCGGCGGATTTGCAGCAGAACCAGACGCTCAGCGGTAATACGGGCGTCAGCGGCAGCGGACAGACGGTCACTGTTCAGATTGGCTCCCAGACCTACACCACCACCGCAGGCACCGACGGCGGCTGGAGCGTCACTATTCCGGCCTCGCAGCTGCAAACTTTGCCGCCGGGGCAGACGCCTATCGTGGTGACCGCAACGGACGGCGCAGGCAACAGCGCCAGCGCCACATCAAGCGTGAATATCGACACCACGCCGCCTGCGCTCTCGCTCTATGCGGTGACCGATGACGGCAAGCTGAACGCCCAGGAGCTGACGACCGATCAGGTGCTCTCTGGCAACAGCTCGGAAGCGGGGCAGACGGTCACCGTCACGCTCAATGGCAAAACCTACACCACCACCACCGGCAGCGACGGCAACTGGCAGGTAACGCTGCCTGCCGCCGATCTCGGTAATCTTTCGCCTGGCGCTAACCCGATTGTGGTGACGACCACTGACGCGGCGGGCAACACTGCGCAGGTCACCGATTCGCTGAATGTCAAAACTACGCAGCCGACGGTCACCGTCACGCCGTTTACCGGTGATAACGCGCTGGATGCCGCAGAGATCAAAACCGCGCAGCCGTTGCAGGGCAGCGTCACCAATGCCGAACCGGGCAGCGTGGTGACGGTGGCTATCGGCGCGTGGAGCGCCACGGCGACGGTCGACGCGGCGGGTAACTGGCGCGTGGATGTGCCTGCTGTTGTGCTGCAAGGGCTGGCGAATGGCGATAACAACATTCAGGTAAGCGTCACCGATACCTGGAACCAGACGACGACGATACAGGCGCCGATCACGGTGGATACCGCCGCCTCCGGCGTCGCTATCAGCATCATTGCCGATGACGATTTTATTAACCGCACAGAAGCCGATTCACCGCTGACGATTCGCGGTACCAGCGCCGGGCTGCCGGCAAATACCGAAGTAACGGTGACGCTCAACGGCGTTAACTACACCGCGACGGTCGACGCTAATGGCAACTGGCAGACCACCGTACCGGCGGCGGCTTTGCAGGGCCTGGCGGATGGCAATTATGAAGTGACCGCCACCGCGCAGCAGGGCGGCGTCAGCGACAGCCATACGCTCACCGTCATCATCAACAACCTGCCGGATACCACTATCGATCCGCTGTTTACCGATGGCACCTTAAGCCAGGCCGAAGCGGGCGTGGATCAGGTACTGACCGGGTCTACCGGTGTTGCGGGCGCAGGCCAGTCGGTGACGGTCACGCTTAACGGTCAGGCGTATCAGGGAACGGTGGATGCCAACGGTAACTGGTCGGTCACGCTACCGTCCGGCGCGCTGGATTCGCTGACCGGCAATGATTCTCCGGTGCCGCTGCAAATCGTCGTGCGCGACGCCGCTGGCAACAGCCAGACCACGACGACCGATTTTATCGTCGATGTTGAAGCGCCGACGTTAACCATCAATCCGTTCGCGCAGGATGACGCGCTGAACATCACGGAGGCAAGCCAGGCGCAGGCGTTCTCCGGCGTCGCCACCGGCGCGGCGCAGGGTGACGCCATTGTCGTCACGCTGAACGGCAAAACGTACAACACCACAGTGACCGGCGCGAATGGCGAATGGTCAGTGAATATTCCGGCGGCGGATCTGCAGGCGCTGCCGAACGGCCAGGCGCAGTTTACCGTCACGGTGACCGATGCCGCAGGCAACACCTCAACCGCCACGCGGCCGATTACCGTCGCAGTCGATCCGGCGCGCGCGCCGCTGCTGACCATCGATCCGGTCGGCGGTGACGGCGTGATTGACGCGGGCGAACGCGCGAGCGGCGTCACGCTGAGCGGCACCGCCACTAACGTCACCGCAGGCCAGACGGTCACCATCACGCTTGGCAGTGACACCTTCACCGGCGTGGTGGATTCCGCAGGCCGCTGGGAAGTCAATCTGCCTGCCGACACCCTTGCAGGCCTTACCAACGGCACTTACACCGTAACGGCAGTCGTGAGCGACGCGGCGGGCAACAGCGTCAGCCTCGATCGCGGCTTTAGCGTCAATACCGATATCAGCGCGCTGACGGTGTCACCGGTGACCGGCGATAACCGCGTCTCGCTTGATGATATCGCAGGCGGCCTGGTGCTGAGCGGCAGCAGCGTGAACTTCGCGCCGCAAACCACGCTCACCATTACACTTAACGGTAAACAATACACCGCCACTACCGGGGCTGACGGCAGCTGGAGCGTCACCGTACCGCGCGCCGACGCGCTGGATATCAGCGACGGTAAAGCGACGCTGACCGTCTCCGGTACGGATGAAAACGGCGCTGTCATCTCCGGTAGCCAGAGCTTTACCATCATCACCACCGATCTGCCTGCGGTGACGCTGAACACGCCGTTTACCGATGGCATTATCAGCGCGGCTGAAGTCAGTACGGGCGGCGCGCTGAGCGGCTCTACCGGCGTGACCGGCGCAGGGCAAACCGTCACCGTACAGTTCAACGGCGAGACCTATAACGCCGTGGTGGACAGCAGCGGCAACTGGTCAGTCACGCTGCCGCCTGCGGCTCTGCAAGGGCTGGCGGATGGCACCACACCGCTGGTCGTCACCGCGACTGACGCCGTGGGCAACCAGAACACCTCGCAAAGTACGGTAACCGTCGATCTCACTGCACCGGTGTTGACCGTAAACGACATCACGACGGATAACATCGTTAACGCCACTGAGGCAGCGCAGCCGCTTACCATAAGCGGCAGCGCGACGCCGTACGATCCGCAAAATCCGCAAACGGTCGTGGTGCAGATAGGTGGCCAGAGCTACAGCGCGCTGGTGCAGAGCGACGGCACCTGGAGCGTGACGCTGCCTGCGGGCGCGCTCACCACGCTGCCGGATGGCCCGGTCAGCGTGACCGCGACGGTCAGCGACGCGGCGGGCAATACCTCAAGCGAGAAAATCTCGCTGACGCTGGATGCCTCGCCAGTGAACGCGCCGCTGGTGGCGGTCAATACCGTCGCGACAGATAACTTTATCAACGCCGCAGAGGCGCAGTCGCCGCTGCAAATCACCGGTACCACCACGCGAGTGGAACCGGGCCAGACCGTCACTGTCACCCTCAACGGGCAGACGTACACAGGTAATGTCCAGGCGGACGGCACCTGGAGCGTGACCGTGCCTGCCACGGCGCTGGCGCAGGTGGCAGACGGCCAGCAGACGATTGGCGTAACGGTGACTGACGCCTCGGGCAACCAGGCGTTTGTCCAGTACCCGGTGACGTTTGCGGCCCAGCCTGGCTCGCAGCCACAGCTGGCGGTAAACGCTATCGCGGGCGATGACATTATCAACAGTCAGGAAAGTGGTCAGGATCTGGCCATTACCGGTACCTCTACCAACCTTGCGCCGGGCACCATCGTCAGCGTGGTGTTCAATAGCGTGACCTATACCGGCACCACCGGTGCCAACGGTCAGTGGAGCGTGACGGTGCCTGCTTCGGCGCTGGCAGGTCTCCAGGATGGTAATTACACCGTCACCGCCACCGCGCAGGATGCGGCGCAGAATACGGCCACCGACAGCAGTTCCGTCACGGTGGATACCGCCGAACCGCCGACCGGCATTAACACCGGCAGCTTCCTGGACGACGCCATTCTGAACGTCAGTGAATCGCTTACCGACCAGACGCTCGGCGGCACCACGACGGCGGGTGCCACCGTTCAACTGGTGGTCGGCACCCAGACCCTGACCACCGTAGCGGGCACTGACGGCACCTGGAGTATCACCATTCCGGCGGCGCAGTTGCAGGCGCTGGATAACGGCCCGCAGGATCTGACGCTCACCATCACCGCGCCGAATGGCAACACCAGTACGGTGCCGCTGCCGGTCACGGTCGGCAACGACACTGTACCGACGCTCGCGATAGATACGGTGTTCACTGACGGCCTGATTAACCTGAGCGAAATCGAGGGCGGCGGCGTCATCAGCGGCACCTCAACCGGGCTTGCGCAAGGCACGCCGATTGCGATCGCGATTGGTGGCATTACGCTTAACGGCACAGTGGGCGCAGGCGGCGCGTGGCAGATTACCGCGGGCGCCGACGCGCTGGACGCACTGCAAAACGGCCAGTACACGCTGACCGTCACCGCGCAGGATCAATACGGCAACCCGGCGACGGCGGGGGTGGCGGTGGATGTGCTGCGCACACCGCCGACCGCGACCGTGCCGGATCAGCTCTTTGGCGACGGGACAATCAACCAGAGCGAAGCCGCGCTCGGGCAGCAGATCACCGGTAATACCGGGCTGACCGGCGCAGGCCAGACGGTGCTCATCACCATTGACGGCGGCCAGCAGATTACCGGCACCGTCGATAACAACGGTAACTGGACGGTAGCGCTCACGCCCGCGCAACTCAGCGCGCTGGCCGAAGGCGATCACACGATTTCTGTGACGGTGTCCGACCGGGCGGGCAACACGACCACCAGCCCGGACGCCACCTTCAGCGTCTACGCCGATCCGCTCCCGACGCCGGTGGTCACGGAACCGTTTACCGATGGCATTCTTAATGCTGGTGAAGCCGCCGCAGGCGCTACGCTCAACGGAACGACCGGCCTGCCGGCCGATCGCATCGGTACTGTGATGGTGAGCCTTAATAATGGCGCGATGGTACAGGCCACCGTCGATGCTGACGGTAACTGGTCGCTGCCGCTCACCCCTGCGCAGCTCCAGGCGCTGCCGGATGGCACTATCCCTGTCACGGTGATCGTCACCGATACGGCGGGCAACACCAATACCGGCACCTCCAGCTTTGAAGCGCGTATTAACGATGTGCCGGACGCCACCATCAACACGCCGTTTATCGACGGCGCGCTCAATAACGCCGAAGCGGGCGTCGCCCAGACGATTACCGGTAGCACCGGCGTCAGCGGCGCTGGCCAGACGGTGGAGATTGTGCTCAACGGTAACACCTACACCGGTACGGTGCAGGCCAACGGCGACTGGTCCGTCTCGCTGCTGCCTTCCGCGTTTACGGGCCTCACGCCGGGCAGCACGCAAAACTTCGATGTTAACGTCAGCGATGCTTACGGCAATACTGACACCACTCCAGGTTCGTTCCAGGTCGAGACCCAACTGCCGACGCCTGCCGCGACCACGCTGTTTGGCAACGATGCCATACTGAACATCAGCGAGGCCAACGGGCCAGTGACGCTCTCTGGCACCACCGGCATTACGGGTGACAACCAGTATGTGACGGTCACTATCGACGTGAACGGCACCACCTACGTGGCGAATGTGAACAGCGCAGGTAACTGGACGCTGCCGTTGCCTGCGGGCGCGCTCTCCGGGCTGACGCCGGGCGAACATACGCTGACCATCGTGGCGCAGGATAATTTCGGCAACAGCCAGACCATTGATGTACCGTTCCAGGCCGCGCTGACCCCGCCGCAGGTGGCGCTGACCCAGCCGCTGTTTGGCGACGGTTATGTGAATATCGCCGAGGCGGGCGCTGCCAGCACCATTAGCGGCACGCTGACAAGCGATCTCCCGGCGGGCAGCCAGATCTCCGTGACCATCGGTAATCAGACCTTCGGGCCTGACCGCGTAACGGTCACCGGCAATACCTGGACGCTGAACCTGACGGCTGCTGACTGGGCAAACGTGCCGAACGGCCTGCAATCGGTGAACGTGAGCCTGGTGGACGGCGCGGGCAACACCGCCACCACCACCGCGCCGCTCTATGTGTCGCTTGCCGCGCCCACACTTACCATTGACGCGCCGTTTGGTGGTGATGGCCTGAGCGGGGCGGAGAGCCAGCAGACCCAGACCATCACCGGTACGGTCACGAACGTCGAACCGGGGCAGACCATCACGGTGACGCTGGCGGGCCAGACCTTTACTACCACGGTGCAGAACGGCAATACCTGGTCGCTTCAGCTTTCTCCGGCGCAACTGGCGACACTTGCCAACGGCACCGAACAGCTTACCGCGACGGTGACGGATAAAGCGGGCAACGTGGCGACGAGCCCTGTGGTAACCGTGGATATCGACACTACGCCGCCGACCATTGCCGTCGCCATTAATCCGGTGGCGGGCGATAACATCATTAAAGCGGGCGAGCTGGGCGATGCGGTGACGATTTCCGGCACCACGCTGGGCGGCGTTACGGAAGTCACGGTACAGATCAACGGCGCTACCGTCGGCACGGCGACCGTGCAGCCGAATGGCAGCTGGTCGCTGGATGTGCCCGCCACGCAGTTCCCCAACCAGGGGAATTACACCATCATTGCCACGACCGATGGCGGCACGCCTGCCACCACCAACGTAACGGTGACAGTGGATACCATTGCGCCAGACGTGACCATTGGCACCGTGGCGGGCGATAACGTGATTGACGCCTCCGAAGCCAGCCAGCCGCTGGTGCTGAATGGCACCGCCAGCACGTCCGAGGCGGGGCGTCAGGTGGCCGTTACCTTTAACGGTGAAACCTATTACGCCGTGGTTGGCGCGGATGGCGCGTGGAGCGTCACCGTACCGCAAAGCGCGCTGAATGGGTTGTCTGACGGCACTTACCCGGTGACCGCGACGCTTACCGACGCTGCGGGTAATTCCGACACTGCTACCCGTAACGTTACGCTGGACACCACCGGGCCGCTGCTGACGGTGGACGCCGCGGGCGTGCCTGCGGTGCTCAACACCGTGAACGCGGCGGGCGGCCTGCTGTTGCAGGGCACCGGCGAGCCGGGGCAAACGGTGACGCTGCGTCTTGGGCCGTTGACCGAAACCGCCACCGTGGATCAGAACGGCAACTGGCAATACACCTTCCCGCAGCTCGATCTCAATTCGCTGACCGACGGCGCGCAGGTGATCAACATCTCCTCCACCGACGCGCAGGGCAACACGTCCACCAATAACGTGGCGCTGAACGTGGCGTTGAATAAAGGGTTTGGTGTGCTGGTGGACGATCTGTTCGGCGGCGACGGCATCCTGAACGTGGCGGAATCGCTGGTGACCCAGACGCTGACCGGGCAGCTGAGCGGCGACTATCGCGGCGCGACGGTGACGGCGACGCTGGTCGGCACCGATGTCAACATTCCGCTGAACGCGCTGGTGGGCGGCGACGGGCGAATTTCAGTCGACTTCCCGCCAAGCCTCTGGCAGGGCATTGTCGATAACACGCTTCAGGTGCAGCTCAACGTCACCGACGCCTTCGGCAACGTCACGAATAAGATTATCGATATCAACCTGGCGCTGACCGACGTACCGGTCGTAAGCCAGGTGCTAGTCGGCAACGATAACCTGATTAACTTCGCTGAAAGCACGGTTAACCAGACCATCAGCGGCGTCGTCAGCAACGCGGAAAATGTCTCGTCGATTATCGTTAACTTCGCAGGCCAGCGCCTGACCGCAGTGGTGGATGACACTGGCCGCTGGACGGCGACGCTGCCCTCTACGCTGCTCGGTTCGCTGCCGGATGGCCAGGCCGCGTTGCAGGTGGTTGTCACCGATAACGCGGGCAACGTCAACACCACCGGCGCGACCTTTAATGTCGCCATTAACAACCTGCCGACGATTAACATCGGCTCGCTGTTTGGCGACGGCACGCTGAGTATTCCTGAACTGTTGCAGGGCACGCTGAGCGGCACCACCACCGGCCTTGCCGGGCAGACGCTGACCATTCAGATTGGCAGCACTCAAGCCTTTACGGCGACGGTCGGCCCGAACGGCGTCTGGAGCGTCAATCTGCCGGACGCCGTACAAAGCGCGCTGACGGGGATCGCCACCGGAAACCAGACCGTGACCGTGACCGCCTCTGACGTTAACGGCAACTCGGCCTCGGCGACGGGCTCGCTGACGCTGGATCTGGTGGCACCTGTCCTCTCGTCGCTCTCGGTCTTCGGCGACGGCTTGCTGAACGCCGCCGACGCGCTGGTCAGCCAGACGATTTCGGGCGTGGTCACCAACGCGACGGCTGGCTCCAGCGTCAGCGTGGCGCTGGGCGCACGCACCTTTACCGGTACGGTGGGCAGCAATGGACGCTTTAGCATTCAGCTTAACCCGACCGATCTCGCCTCGCTGGCGGAAGGCTCTCTGACGCCGCGCGTGACTATCACGACGCCGGATGGCAATACCACGACGGTCAATGGAACGCCGGTGGTGGTAGGCATCACCACGCTGCCGACGGTCGCCATTAATACGCTCTTTGGCGGCGACGGCTGGCTGAACGCGACGGAGGCCAACGCCGGGCAGGTGATCACCGGCACCAGCAACCTCGCGAGCGGTACGGTGACATTGAATGTGGGCGGCAGCACCTTCACGGCGGCGATTAACAACGGCGCCTGGTCGGTGAACGTGCCAGCCACGACGCTCAAAGGTATCCAGGACGGTACGCTGACGGTCAGCGCCAGCGTTACCGACCCGGTGGGCAACGTGGCAACTGGCTCGCAGGTGGTCAGCGCGATTGTCCAGGCGCTGCCGCAGGTGGCGGTTAACCCCATCTTTGGCGACGGCAACCTGAGCCTCAGCGATCTGCTGAGCCCGCAGCTTATCAGCGGCACCGCCACTAACCTGGCGGCGGGTAGCGCACTGACAGTGAAACTGGGTGCCCTGACGTTTAACACCACGGTGCGCGCCGACGGCACCTGGCAGGTATCGGTGCCAACCACGTCTCTCCAGGGGCTGGCCGACGGCCCGCTTAACGTCACCGTGACGGCGCGCGACGCGGCAGGCAACACCGCCAGCGGCAGCGGCGGGCTGACGGTGAATATCGGCGCGCTGCCGACGCTCGCCATCACCTCGCTGTTTGGCGATAACGGCCTTAACGCCACCGATATTCTGAGCGCCCAGACCATTTCCGGCACCAGCACTAACGCCGTTGGCTCGCAGGTCACGGTGTCGCTCGGCGGTAAAAACTACGTCACCACCGTCGGTAACGACGGCACCTGGCAGCTGTCGGTGCCGAAAACCGATCTCAGCGGGCTGCTCGACGGCACGCTGACGGTGAACGCCAGCGTCACTAACCCGGCGGGCCACAGCACCAGCACCAGCGGCGTGCTGAATGTGATTACCCATTCGCTGCCGATCGTCTCTGTGACCTCGCTGTTTGGCAACGACGGCTACCTGAATGTCAGCGAAGCGGGCAGCGGCCAGACCATCAGCGGGAAAATTACCGGCGCGGCGGATGGCGCGACGGTGAAAGTGACGCTTGGCTCAAACACCTATAACGCGACGGTGGCGAGCGACGGCACCTGGTCGCTGCCGGTCAGCAGTTCGATTCTGGATGGGCTGTCCAACGGCGCGCTGAAAGTCGGCGTTTCGGTGACGGATAAAGTGGGTAACGTTAACAGCACCAGCAGCGACGTGACGGTAAAACTCACCACCCCGACGCTGACGTTCAACCCGCTCACCAGCCTTAACCCGCTGGCGCTGCTCTCAAGCGGGCTGACGCTGCGCGGCGGCTCCACCAACCTGGCGCCAGGCTCGGTGGTGCATCTGTCACTGCTGAACGGGACCGTTAATACCACGGCCATTACCGACAGCAATGGCAACTGGTCAGCGAACCTCGGGCTGGGGCTGAATATTCTGCAACTGCTGTCGCTCTCCAGCGTGCTGAATATCTACGCCACCGATGTGGCGGGCAACACTGGCTATCTTAACGTCGGGCTCGGCGGGCAGATTATCTCCACCACGCCACCTGCCACATTCGCCGCCGCCAGCGTCGATCATGAAGCCTCGCTGTTCGCGCTGGCCGATGAGACCAGCCAGACCGCGACCACGACCGACAGCCAGCAGACTACGGTGACCGCGAAAATCGCTGCCGTCGCCGCGACCACGGAACCGGCCAGCGACACCACCACAGCAACAGCGGACGACAGTACCAGCGTAACAGGGGGCTACACCATTGGCGGCGTCAGTATCGATCTCGCCGATGGCACCAGCCACAGCGGCGACTCGGTACAGGGCAGCAGCGGCAGCGACACGATTCACCTCGCCACGCTCGGTTTTGCATCGCTCGACGGCGGCGCGGGAACCGACACGCTGGTTATTGATGGCGTCAACATCAAACTCGACCTGACGGCGCTAAGCGGACAGGTCCAGCATATTGAGATCTTCGATCTCGGGAAGTCCGGCACTAACAGCCTGACGCTGGATCTGCACCAGGCGCTGACTTTAACCGACAAGCCGGAAGACGATCTGATCGTTAAAGGGGTGAACGGAGATCAGGTCAATCTGGTGAAAGGCGGCAGCGATATCTGGGAAGTCAGCGGACAGCGGGAAGTGGACGGCGTGCAGTTTGACGTCTGGCATAACAGTTCGCAGACCAACACGCTGGGGGATGTCCTGATTCAGCACGGATTGCACGTCAATATGGTCTAA